AGCGTCGCGCCATCGGGATACTCGGCCACCGTGACGCGGTTCAGGTGCTTTGCGACGAGCCCATCCGACGACGTCCAGCCTTCACCGATGACGAACGACGCGATGGCGCCGTGGACGGCGTATTCGGCGCTTGGCGGGGCTGGGGGAATCGGGAGCAAGGGCGGCGCGGCCGTTGCGTTCGTTTCGTCGATGAGGTCGTCGGTCATGCCACTCTCCGTGAAGGTGAGGATTTGCTGGCGCGCGCCGCGCGCGCGGCGGCGAACTGGCGGGCACGCGCCGCAAGGAAGTCGGCGGCGCGTGCCCGGTCCGCGGGAAGCACGCGCACCACCTGCACGCATCGGCAGTTGTATTCGATGCCCTCGACCCCCGTTCCGTCGCCGGGCACCATGTCGCCGTTCGCGAACGGTTCGTCGATCGGCACGGTGTCGCCGTGCAAGGCGTGGTGCGTGGGCCGCTCGCGACCGTCGAGCGTGGTAATCCACGTCTTCACGAGCCGCGACCTGTCGATCTTCAGATCGTCGGCCATCTGGTTCCACGCCGCGCTCTGCGTATCGCGGATCGCCATGAGTGTCGTCGTCCGACTCCACGTCTCGGCGCGCCAGCTTTGGAGTTGCCGCAAATAGGCCGACTCCATCGCGGCGCGCTGCGCCTCCGAGATGGGCGCGCCGTCGATCGCTTTCGCGAGCGTCGGGTCGAAGCGCGCGTCGCGCAGCGCTCTGGTGAGTGCGGCCCGCGGATCAGTCCGAATCTGCGCGGAGAACGACGCCAGTAACCGGGCGTCGTAGTCGGTGAGCCCGATGAACTGGCGCGCCAGCCGAGCTGTCACGCGCGGATTCACGCCCAGCCGAAGTCCGTTGGCCAGGACTTCGATCAGCCCGTCTTTGATCGCCGCAGCAACGGGGGTGATGCGACTCAGTATCAGCGCGCGGAGCGCTTGTGCCGCACTCGGGGAACCAGGAATGAACGAGAAGTCGACGCGCACGATCGACGCGATCTCTTTCGCGGTCTGTGGGCCAACGTCGGAGGCCACTTGTGCGACCGCCACGGTGAGATCGTGCGCGAACTGCGCGGTGGCATCGGCCGGGAGCAAGGCTTCAATCGCACCGGTCACGTCGCCCGAGGCGAGCGCTTCGGCCGCCGCGTCGATGTCGCCCGACTGCGCGAGCTTCCGGAGCGCGCGTTCGTACGCGGCACGCATGGCCGGCGCCAGGTTCCGAGCGAGCCGTTCGAGCGTGGCCAGGGCGCGGGCTTGCTGAGGCGTCATTCCGCGAACCCTGCTTCCTGTTTCAATGCGGCTTCGATGGCCCGGATGCGCTCGCGGGATTCCGGGGAACTGATCGAGACACCTCCGATGCGGGACGCAGCAATTAACAGCGGCGTGCCGTCCGTGCTATCCAACGTGAGCACGCGGTCGATCCGCCGCTCGACGTACTGGTGATACGCGGCGTCGATCTCGTCCCAATGGTGAGTCTCCACGCGGAAGTTCGCATCCTCATTCTCGAGGAAGATCGCGATGTACGATACTGGCGGCTCGGTGTCACCGATCACGGCGCTACACCCATCCGCAGTCCGCGGCGCAAGAGTCGATCGAGCGCCCGGCGCCACCACACTCGCGCGCGCAGATGCCGGTCGTAGTCCGCGATCACTTCCGTCAGCACTGGCCGCAAAATGACGCGTAGCCGATCGTCCATGAGCGCAACGGTCTCCTCGACCGTAATGAAATCTTTCGGCTTCTTGTGATAGCCGCCGACGTGGCGCGCTTTTGAAGCGCTGCAAGCGCCGTTGGGTTTGCGCGGTCGGTCGGTCACGCGGCCTCCTCGATCGGCGCGTCGCTCGCCGCCGGCTTGCCGCTCGGCTTGCCGGGCGCACCCCCGCTCGCGGCCATCGCATCGAATTGCGCGCGCTTGTCGGCAGCAGCTTGCGCCGCCGCTTCGTCTTTCGCTGCGGCAATCGCGTCGAGGATGGCGGCCGTCGTCTCCGGATCTTCGTCTTCCGGCAGCTCACCGTTCTGGAGCGCGTACCGCGTCTCGTCCCGCGTCAGCACGCCGTCTTCGAACGCCTTCATCACCACCATCATGAATGCGGGGTCGACGGGCGAGCCCGCGAAGTCCTGATTGATGAGGATCGAGCCGCCCTCGGTATCCGCCTTGCCGCCGGTCTTGCCTTTGAAGGCATTGCTTGTTGATGCTTGCGCCGTGCGCTTCTTCGTCGAGACCGCGCCGATCCCCAAGAAGTCCGCCATGTCGTCGAGCGCGCCTTCCATCGCGTCCTGAAGGTTCCGGGCGGATGACGACAGGCGTGCGTTCCGCTGCCGGGCGATCTGTGCCGCTTCGGTCGCTGTCATGGTCCGACCGTGCAAGAGATCGCCGCCTTGCGCGACCGCGCCCTGGCGGATCAGCTCGAGCTTGATGTCCTCCAAGCGTTGTCGCGTCGCCGCCAGCGCCGTGCCCTTGGGCTCCATGTAGGTCGCCGTGCCATGCAGCGGCAGATTGACGCCGGCGCTCATGTTCACTTCTTCGCCGGTCACCAACCCACTGAAGACCGGCGTCGGGATGTTGCAGCGATGCATGACCGCCGCGTAGTCGGAGGAGACTTGCGTCTCTTCGAGCGACGTGATCGCCAGGTCGTAGAGGAAGGGCTTCGAGTGGAGCGTACCGAACCGCTCGCCGCAGTAGAAGATGCGGAGCGGTATGCGCTCCGGGCCTTCGATCGTGCCCTCGGCGGTCATCACGAACGACTCCCCGCCTTGCCCCGCTTGCGTGTCCTTCACGGGTTGCCAGACTGCCCAGGTGATCCCGCCGAGCCCCGACGCCGTACCGTTGCCATCGTAGAGCACGTCCTGTTGAACGACGCGGTATTGGCAGATGATCGCGGTCCCGAACCGGCCCGCGTCCGTCGAGACATGCTCACGACGGACGAACTGCGTCAACACTTCCACCCCGCCGATCCGCACGGTGCGCCACGACACGATTTCCGGTGCCGTGATGAGCGTCCAATAGGGACGGAGTTTTCGCGCCTGCTGTTGGTCGAGCCGCAAAGGTTCATCTGGCGAAACGGCCGGGTAGTCCGTCCAGATCGCGGCGTGGCCATAGTGGAGGCCGGATTCCAATGCCCGACGAGCGAAGACGTGCCAGTGTGATCCTTCGCCGTCTGCGTCTTCGAGCAGCGTCGCCAGTTCGTCCGGCACATCCCCTTCGAGTTTCGGCGCTTGCGCGAAGACGAGGCCGATGTGATCGGTGAGCGTCGAGGCATAGACATCGGTCGCGTAGCTCATGTTCACGCGCGCGTCCCAGTCCTTGCCGTCTTCAGACGAGAAGCGCGGGAGATAGATGCCGCGCCGCAGTCTGATGGCGTCCGTCCCTTCCCGCACGTCGTTCACCGTCTGCCAGCGTTCGGACTGTTGGCGGTAGGCGGGCGCTTGGTAGTCGGGCGACTCGGGGTTGGTAGTGTTGATGGCGAAGCCGCCGAGCTCTCCAACCCCTGGCGTCGCGCTCGCCGTGGCATTGCCGGTGTAGCCGCTGATGTCAGGCATGGTCGGGATGGTGGGTCATGGACTAGTGGCCTAGTAGCGCGGGCGGAAACTGGTGGCGGACTGCGAGTTGACCGGGAAGCGGTACGCGACGTAGTAGCCCAAGGCGTCGGAGATGTGCGTGAGCTTGGGGTCAATCTTCTTATCGATCTCACCGGAGCCGCCTTTGAGCGTGCGCACGCCTTCCATGTCGCGGACGACATGCGGCGCCGCGGCTGGATCGACGAGCAGTCTTCGCGTGCCGTCAGCAGCGCAAGCGCGAGAGTTGACCGCATTGACGCGCGCGCGCTCTTTCGGGTTGGCGCTCGGCACACAGACGAGCAGGCGAGCGCCGAAGCCGGCGAGTCCGGTCGACGGATCGCCGTCGCGCAGCATCGCGCGGGCAATGTCCCAGTCAGAGCCCTGGACCTGCGCCGTCCCGCGCGCGCCGCCGGTCGCGTCGCCGTAGAGTTCGACCCGGCCCTGATGTGTGCCCCAATCGGTGAGCAGCCGACGACAGATGGCCGGCGTGTTGCTGTTATTGTCGATCCAGACTTCGCCGATCACGGCCGTTTCCGTCTGGCCGGGTTGACCTGGCTCTCCGTTTGGCAGGGGAAGTTCTTGCGCGATGCACGCGACGCCCGGCGCTACGTTGAAGTCCAAGCAGAGGATGAGCGGCTGGCCCGGCTGGTATCGATCGCGGAGCTTGGGCGCCTTGTTCGCGTCGGTGAACGCGTAGTACGCTCGGCCCTCGAAGTTGACGAACGAGGCTTCGTATTCCTGCTGGAACGTGAGCTCGTCCAAATCGCGTCGCGCCGCTTCGATCTCGGCGGCCGGCAGGATGTCGGCGCTCGTCCAGTGAAAGCGGCCCCACTCGCTGGCGTCCCCTTTCTCCGCGAGTTCCGCCTGCGCGCGCTGGTCGGTGTCGTAGTAGTGGTTCCGGCCTTCCGGCACGCCGATCAGATCGCACCAGCCGTTCCGGTCGGACAACGCTGGGCGGACGTTCTCGCCCCACGCCTGCGGCTTCATGTTCGCGTA